TTAAACGCCTTAGATGACGAAAACGAATATGTTGTACAGTTTGAATGGCGTGGACAACATCATAGTAATACAGCTTAGGAGCAAATATGAAAATAAAACTTAAAGATAAAGAGAATCCTATTACACAACTTTGGTGTTTTATGTTTAGAGGATATGATTCGTCTTTGATAGATAAAATAAATTCTGGAAAGCAAGTTAAGGTTGATAAAGTGCCAAAACCTGCTTGGGATTATGTAGAAGAAGTAAAAACAGTAAAAAAGAAAAAGGAGAGTAAATAATGGCTATTTCAACAGCAGCACACTCGCCAAAAGAATTTCAGTTTTTAATAGCAGAACAAGACGCTTTTGGCACATTAGAAGCAGGTGGTGGTAACGCTTATCACGCTTTAGATGTTGATTCAGTAGGTACACCATCTTTAAATCCAACACAAGTATTGGACGTTAGAAATGGTAGTAGAGTATTACAAAAAGAAGATTTCTTTCAAGATGTAAGAGCATCAGTAAAGGAATTATCAGTATCAGGAACAGCAACAACTAATGCACTAGATATGTTATTAGAGAATATTACAGGCGAAGAAGAAGGTTCAGCAAGTAGTATTTATTCTTTTGCGTCTAATCAAGCTACAACAAATGTTGGTTCAGGTGATTCTAGTCAAGCAGGAACATTACTATCAATAGTAATTAAATCTGCTTTTGGAACAAATGCTGATATGGCGTTTAAAGATTGTGTATGTACATCTTTAACATTAAATGCTGATACAGGTACAGAGGGTGGTAGAGTTAAGTTTTCTGCTACATTCCAAACTGGCTCAACAGTTGAAGATTTAACAGACGCAGCAACAACAGTAGACACAACTTTTGCAGCTTCTGAAAATCACTTTATGACTAATTTCGTATCAGGATATAGACAAGTATATGGTGTTGCAGACTTAGTTATGAGTTCATTTTCTATGACTATGGAAAACCCTGCTACATTTTCTGGTGTTACATCATCAGGATATGAAGTTATATCAAGAGCAGGTGAATTTTCTGTAACATTAGATGCTACAGTTAAGTATGATGACAAAACTGAAGACTTCTTTGAGAAGTTTAATAATCAAACACAGCAAGGTGCTACAGCAGCACAAGAAACTAAATTAAATCATCAAGACGCACTAGCAGCAGATAATTTTGGTATTAGTATTCCAAAAACAGTATTAACTAATGTTGCATTTAATGAAGCAGATGTTATGATGTTAGATTTATCTGTTAAAGGTGTTGGCGATGGTTCTAATGCTTTAGTAGAAGTTGCTTGTTAATTAAAATAAAGGAATAAACAATGGAATTTAAACTTGAATCTGGAAGTAAGATTAAGTTAAAAGATGTATCTATAGATGAAAGAGATGAAATGCTTGATTCTGTAGAGTATCAGTATGATGCTAAAGGTAATCCTAAAGGTATGAAGATGATGAATAGTACGATTACTAAGTGGTTACGTTTATGTATTGACGGCGATACATCTGATGAGTTTCTAAAAACACTCACATTGAAAGATAGAACTGATATTTTTGTTAAAATGCAGGAGTATCTTCTTGTGGGGGAAGAGAAAGCCTCCAAGTAGAACTGACTATATTGTCTGATAGCTGTGGAGGCTGTCCTTATTGTGAATTTCCATACGAAGCACAGTTACCTGTAAAGACGGAACACGGATACGAAACACGAGAGTTTAGATCACAAGATGATGTTTGGGCAGTTATTGATTTAATTGCCCAAGAAACTAAAGAATTTAACGAAGAAAAAGGGAAGGAGTTTGATGTGGCTAAAAGTATTACTGCACAATTACCTTTCTTTGCGTGTGTAAATCACGTTAGAGATGAGAAGTATATGAAACTTCTTAATAAGTATTTATATTGTACAGAAACAGGTACACCAGCATACTCAGGTAGTTATGGTAAGCAACCTGCAAGATGGGTACAATATTTTTTTATAATTAAAAATGCGATGGCAAAAAAGAGCAAAATGATACAAGAGAAAGCGAAAAAAGATGTCTGATATTATTGTAAGGTTTAGACCTGATGGTCATAGTAAATTAATAGAAGCTATAAAAAAACTAAATACTGCTACTGGTAGCTATACAAAAACAACAGATAAATCTACAAAAGGTGGTAGAAAGTTTAGTGACCAAATAGGTAGAAATCGTAAGGCTATGTCTATTTTTGAAAATAGCTTATCTACTATACGTTCAAGATTACTAATATATAATTTTTTAATGGGTGTTGGTGTTACACAAATGGTAAGAATGGCACAACAATCTGCTAAATTGCAAAATATGGAAAGAGGTTTTAGTAATTTAACAAAAAGTGCAGGTTCTACAACAACTCAAATCTCAAAATTAAGTGCAGCTACAAAAGGAACTGTATCTAGTTTTGGTTTATTACAACAAGCAAACAACGCTATGATTCTTGGAGTTACACAAAATACAGATGAAATGGCAAATATGTTTGGTATGGCTAAAAGACTTGGTGATGCTTTGGGTGTAGACACAACTAGAGCTGTCGAATCTCTTATTACTGGTATTGGTCGTCAATCAAGATTGATGCTTGATAATATTGGTATTATTGTAAAAACAGAAGATGCTTATAAAGATTATGCTGCTAGTTTAGATAAAACTGTAGACCAATTAACAGATTCTGAAAAAAAACAAGCATTTTTTAATGCTGCTATGGATGCTGCTGACAAAAAAGTCAGACAACTTGGTCCAAATACAAAACAAGTTTCAGACCAATTTGCACAATTTAGTGCTACAATGTCAAATATGGGTATGGACATAGGTTCTTTTATTGCTCCAGCATTAGGTAGTATGGCAGAAACAATAAGTGATTTTATTAATGATTTATCAAAAACAGATTTAGAAAAAACTAGAGATGATTTAATTGATATAGGTGTTGCTGCTAAAGATATTGAATTATTAAACAGAGCTATTGATATAGAAGCTGCTACGAGCAATTTTGTAGATTCAACAGATAAATTAATAAGTAGCTATAGTGAATTTGTTGATATTAATAACTTACCTTTAAGCAAAAAAGAATTAGAAGATTTAGGATTTTCAATACAAACACTTATGGAAGAAGCGTCTGTTACACCTTTAGTTTTTGAACAAATTCATAGTGAATTTAGAGATGCTAATACTGAGGCTAATATTTTATCGCAAGGTACTGGATTATTAGCAACTACTTATAGTGAATTTAGAAATGGAGTTATGGTTACATCGGCTGCTTTACAAGATTTTAATGGTGTAAGTGACAATGTTTCGATACAGTTGGAAGCATTACAAAATGGTCATCTTGATTTAATAAACGAATTAGGTACTTTAACAAATAAAACTGATGGTCAAACAGATGCTGACAAAGCAAGAATTGTGCAAATACAAAACGAAATTTCTGCTAATGTTGTAAAAGCAGATTTTTTAAGGCAATTATTAATACTTTTATCAGCAAGACAACAAGCAGAAAAAGATTTAAATCATTTGCGAAGTGAAGGACAACAACTAGATGAAGATGGTAATGAAATTGATGAAAAGGCTGTAGAATTAAAAACATTACTAACAGAAACTTATGCAAAATCGAAAACAGCTAGGGCAGACAGTCTTAAAACTATTTTAGATGAAATTAAAGCAAAAGGTTTAGTAAGTGAATTAGATGGTAAACAACTTGCTGCACTTAAAATGTTACAAGCAGAATATAATAAATTAATGGGTATAACAAAGCTTTCTACAAGTGCATCATTAAAAGATGTGAGTAAATTAGCAGGTGCATTAGGTGCTTTAGCAGGTTCTACAGGTAAAAATACTAAAATAGCAGCAAGATTTGCACAAGCAGCAGCTATTATTGATACATACGCAGGTGCTAATAAAGCCTTTGCTCAAGGTGGTACTTTAGGTTTTGTTACTGGTGCAGCTATTATTGCTCAAGGCTTAGCTAACGTAGCACAAATAGAAACTCAATTATCTAAAATGGGTGGTGGTAGCTCTGGAGGTGGTGGAGGAGGTGTCTATGGCTCATTTGAACAAGGTGGTTATGTAGGTGGAAACAGACACTCACAAGGTGGTACTATTATAGAAGCTGAAAGAGGCGAATTTGTAATGAGTAGAAATGCAGTAGAATCTATCGGCTTAGAAACCCTTAACCAAATGAATCAATCAGGTGGTGGTGGAAGTATCAATGTAAGCGTATCAGGTAATGTTTTAACACAAGATTTTGTAGAAGGCGAACTTGCAGAATCAATTAAAGAAGCTGTCCGTAGGGGTAGTGATTTTGGGATTGGTTAATGCTGACGTTACCTCCAAAGTTTAAACAAGCATTAGGTAATGGTGTAAGAACATCTTTATATCCTTTGGTTAGGATTTATAAAGGTGTACAAA